CCAAAGGCAAGCAGGTCATCAAGTATTTTTCAAAAACCTCAATAAACGTAAATAAAGGCAAAAAGCTGAATATTTCCAATTGATTTTGTCAATAATTAACAGCGTACAGGGGATAATCGGCAGCAGAATAATTTAATGGCTGTCAACGATCAACTGTACACTGTATATGCGTCTGTAGCTCAGCTGGATAGAGCGTTAGACTCCGACTCTGAAGGCCGCTGGTTCGAATCCAGTCAGGCGCACCACGTAGTTAAGCCGTTTGAAGTGGTTCGGACGGCTTATTATTTTGCCCGATTTGCCGATTTTGACAACAGATTGACAACAATTCCGAATAAAATAAAAAACAAGGCTCTTTCCGAATAGGGAAAAGAGCCTTTAATATTTATCCGACATCTTCTTTCTCCTGCTTTTGCGGAACGGGTTTGTTCTTAAACATGAAGCTGCTGATTATTGCCGAACTGCGGGAGCGGCTTTCCTCCAGAGCGTGAGCATAGACCTTTTCGGTAGTCTGCGGACTGGTATGCCCTAAATACTTAGCAACAGAGGCAGGGTCAGCACCGCCGAATATAAGCGCACTTGCCGCGCTGTGCCTGAGGGCGTGTGGGTTGATGTGTTCAAGACCGTTTTTGTCGCATATAGTTTTCAGCCATTTATTAGCAGTATCGGGCGCGTGTGGGTAACCGATATTCTTTGACTGGAAAAACAAGAAATCAGCTGTAAACTCCTTTTTCGTTCCGCTCCCGTCCATTATGCTAACACTTTGAGGAAAAGCAGTGCCGCACTCGTTATGAAATTTATCCCATTCTGCCTTGTACTCTTTGAGCAGTTCCATAAGTTCTGCCGGCAGACGGATAAAGCGGCGGCTTGTTTTATTCTTTGGGGTATCAATATAGATCCCCGAAGCAGGACGGTAATAAACAGCTTGATGTATTTCTATCTGATTGAAAGTAAAATTCACGTCAGACCATTGCAAGCCTAACAGTTCGCCCCGCCTTGCCCCTGTTGCGACGGCAAGGAAAATAAACGTCTTTACCTCCATTGGCTCATTTTCTGCCGCTTGGAGAAGCAAGCCTATTTCCTCCGATTCAAGGTATCGCGGAGCTGACTTGTCAACCTTAGGCAATCTTACACGCTCTGCGGGGTTGGAAGTTATTAGACCGTCTTTGAGAGCTTCGGACAACACCATACTGACAAGACTGTGAACCTTGTGGATCTGTGACCCGCTCAACGCCTTTTTATCGCTTTCGCTGACGGTAAACAGGCTTGAAACGGGAATACAGAGAGCCGCCGAAAGCTTACCCGCTGTTTGCTGTGATATGCTCTTACCGCTTATTGCGGCGTTTAATGTAGTTACTGATATTCCGTATTTTTGAGAAAAGCGGGTCTTGTTCGGTACACCTCCAAGCATGAGCAGATCGGTTTTAGGCTTTAGACGGTATTTTGTGACCGAATGAGCGGGTGTGTCAAGCAAGCTCCTGTAAAGGTTATTCAGCGTGTTTGAGTTTACCGATGAGAGCGGTAGACCGTCAATGTCATGTATGAACGGGTAAAGAGTGCGGTAAAAATTTGCCGTACTGATTTTTATAAGACCGTTCCGCTGCTTATCGTCAACAAGCCTGCGGCAGTATGTGCCGAATAATACCCGTTGCTCGGCGACCTCTCCGGCATGGCATTTCGCCTCATAATCGGCGGCGAACCTGTTCAGGGCTTTTTTATTAGTGGCTTCGGACTTCTTGGGGTCGGGCTTCCATGTTGTCTGAAAAGTGCGCTGTTTGCCCTCAGAGTCGCGGCCGCCAAAAACTCTTATACGGTAAACGGTGGAACCGTCCTTATTCGTTCTCTGGGTTATGTTTGCCATTTTTTAACTCCTTCCTAAATTTTGTTAAAAAACGTAACCACTCCGACAAATTTTCAGCAGAAAATCTTTTCGCGCATTTGCTATACTGTGCATATTTGTCAAGAAAGTTATTTACTTTTTCATTGCCATAATTTTGCTGATATGCTGTCATAAGGTTATAAATTTTCTTTTTGTTCTCGTAAATCCTTTGCAGGATATTTCTAACAGCTTGTTCACAGCATAAATGCGTATATCCGTCAACTATTGATTTTCGAGTGCAATATTTAATTTTAAACGTATCAATAGCAAACCAACGCCTGCAATGCTCACATTTTGCTAATTTTAAATCGTTCAACGCATAATAATACAACAGAGCATAAACCACTTCTTTTATGTCTTGGACTTCAAATATAGCTCCTTCGCTATAATTCAATCGGCTTTTGGGAAAGTAACTTACATTAATGTGATATTTAATGCGTATATCCTCAACTGTTCTCATGGTCAAAGTTATTTTTTCCTTGTTATCAAAATCATCTATAAGCAAATTTTGGATAAAGTGCACATCAGAATTACATACATGCATTTCCAAAATTTCAGAAGTTTTGTTTTTCCTTTTTCCACTCAATCGGTCAGTTATATAGTCAATAATGTTTTCAGCGGTAGATAATAACGGTTCGTTTGGAAATTCTTCTAACAATGAAATTATGTTGCCTAATGCGCATTTTGTAGTGCCTAAACAATAACCCCGTTTTTCTTTTTGATTTGTTAAAAAAGCCTTGTTTTCGTCAATAGTGAACAGCAGTGACACGCTTTAGCCTCCTAAATAAAACTTTCCTTTCAATAATGTTATAACATAAAAATTTGCCCCTGTCAATAGTTGTTGATGTGCAGTAAAATAAAATCATCGGGAGCTCTACGAAATAAATTTAAAGGGTGATAATTTGAGCAACATTGAAATTCGGGATATTTTGAGGAAAAAGCGTATTTTTAATTATGAAGTTGCACAAGAACTGGGCATTACCGAATTTACATTCTGCCGTTGGCTGCGAGACGAACTTTCGGATGAAAGAAAAATGCTTGTGCTTGAAGCCATAAGCAAAATTGTAGTCGAAAGAGAAAGGGAGGAAGATATATGCAGCAGATAAATGCACCTGTTATGTGGACGTTCCCAAAAGCTGAAACCGAAACAGGTTTAAAGCGTTTTACACTCACGTGTTGGGTAAAATCTGGGAAAATCAAATATATTCGGCTCGGTGCGGGTCAGCGAGGGAAAATTCTTATAAACGCTCAATCGCTTTGCGATTTTATGGCGGGAGGTGCGGAATAATGACCCCATCCGAAAAAATTTTATCCTCCTTGCGTACAGGGGAGGACAATGCTGTCAGCCTTTCGGAAGAATGCCGCATAAGCGGACTTGACGACCGTTCAACACGCCTCCTTATTGAGTATATGCGTCGGCGCGGACAAGTAATTTGCTCGTCTTCAAAGGGGTATTTTCGCCCTGCTAACAAACTCGAGCTGCAACGATACGTACTATGCGAACGTTCTCGCGCTAACTCTATTTTGCGGACTTTGTTTCCAAAGAAAGGTGGGAAAGTATTGAATGTCTGTGACGCGGGTCGAAAAAAAATCCAATTACACGGTCGTTGATAATCTCTATCTTCGTGACAAAAATATCTCGCTGAAAGCAAAGGGCTTGCTGTCGGTTATACTTTCCCTGCCCGATGATTGGGATTATTCCGTTTCGGGTCTGGCTGCCGTTTGCTCCGAAAAGGAAACATCTGTAAAATCTGCTTTGAATGAACTTAAAAAACATGGGTATTTGGTTGTTATGAAGAAAATGCCCGGTGAAACCAAAAGCGGACGTATCGAGTATGAATATCTTTTTTTCGAGCAGCCTCAAAAACAAGAGAATAAAAAACAAGATGTTGAAAAACAAGGCATAGAAATTCTACCCCTTGAAAAACAAGAGGTAGAAGACAAGGCTCTTGAAATCTGCTCTAATAAAGTACTTAAAGAAAATACTGAAAAACAAAATCTTTCGTCCAAATCGGACGACGAGAGAGACATTCAGCTTTCTTTATCTGAGGATAATAACGTTATCGAGGAGAAGCCTGTCGAAAGAGATACCCACGTTATAACGCTGTCGGTAAAAGAAGCCGCGGAGGAGATATACAAGCCGTACCCCCGAAAAGAGGGAAAAGCCAAAGGCTTTGAGGAGATACAAGCTTATCTGAAAAAAGGTAGAAGCCTTGCGGGTCTGGGGACGGTCAGGTTTAACCATGAGCAGTTGTATTGCGCCGTTCGGGATTATGCCATCGACTGCGAGGAAAAGGGCACGGAAAGGCAGTACATACAGCTTTTCAGCACGTTTATGAACAAGACCGCCCCGGATTATGTGGAAAAATCGGCGGCGGGGTACGAAAAATACATGGAAGGGAAATACGGAAATGACTGGCGAAACATTAAGTTTGCCTACCGATAATCAGGCTTTGCAGACCGAGCTTGAATTTATAGCGGTGCTTGCGGGAACTCCCGAGGCGGCTCTTGACGTCCGGGAGGTTGTTTCCCCGGAGGACTTTTACCTGTCCGCAATAGGGAAATGCTATCGCCATCTTATGGAAAAATACGAATGGGACGGCGGTTTTATCCCGGAGGATATGCTTGCCTACGTCCGTGAAAACGGCGGCGAGGAGGCTTTGAAAGAGGTCAAGAGCGCGGTTGCGGGTGTCATTACATACAACGCCGACGGGGTACTCTCCCGCGCCCACCGCATAAAGCGTTACAGTTTGCAAAGGCAGGCGCAGAAAGCGGCGCAGGATATTTTGTACGCCTCTGCGGACGATATTGAGGAGGCTATTGAAGCGACTCTGCAAAAGCTTTCGGGACTTGCCATGAGCACCGTCACGGAGACCATGAAGCCGTTGCGGGACACCCTTGCGGACTTTGTGACCTTGAAAAATTCGGGCAATGCCAAAAGCATTATCCCCACCGGCTACCCGAAGCTGGACAGCATACTCTCCCTCAGCAGGGGCGACCTTGCGGTAATCGCGGCGCGTCCCGGAGTGGGAAAGTCCGCTTTGGTGGGGAACTTAGCGGTAAAGTTTTCAATGTCGGGCTATAAGACCGCGCTGTTCTCAATGGAAATGAATCGAGAGCAGGTACAGAATCGTATCATTTCAAGTGCGGGGCAAGTGCCCCATGAATTTCTTGTAAAAAACGACGTCAAGGGCAGGTATTCCGAAGCAATGGGAAAAGCGGCTTCAATGCTCTACAACAAGTGCGGACTGGAGATAGACGACAAAAGCTGTTTGATGGTCAGCGAGATAAAGCGAAAGTGCATAAAATCAAAGGCATACGTGGTAATCATCGACTATTTGCAGCTTATGAAGTCCGCGCGGAAATACGAAAGCAAGGTGAATGAGGTGTCGGAGATAACCCGCGACCTGAAGATAATGGCAGGTGATCTGAATGTTCCCGTAATACTGCTTTCCCAGCTTAACCGTGATGTTGAGAAACGAGCGGATCAGCGTCCCGTGCTGTCCGACCTGCGGGATTCCGGTTCTATCGAGCAGGACGCAAACAGTATAATTTTTCTTTCAAAGGTCGATCGTAACGATGTAAATTCGGACATTCTTGTGGACATTGCCAAAAATCGAAACGGCACGGTCGGACAGGTGATATTTAGCTTTGACAGGAACGTACAGACCTTTCGGGAGACGGATAAGGTGTATGAACGGAATGACGGTTTTCGGAGGTACTGATTGCCGGTGAGGAATATTAAGTCTGTTATAAAAAATGTTTTTGGAATGCTTATAAACAGGTCAAAAGCAAATTTTTCCCCCAATGAGGAAGATTATATAAACCCAGCTGACGGACTTTGGTATTGCGGGAAGTGTCACACTCCGCGACAATGCAAAGTAACTGCTTTCGGCAGGGTGTACAAACCGTTTTGTTCTTGTAAATGCGCGTGTAACAGTAAGAACAAAAGGCTTTAAGGAGGATGAAAAAAATGCTGACTTTTAGTTTGCGTGAAATGCAGTTCACAATCCCTTTGTCGCCCATCACGAAGAAAAATCACAGTCGTATCGTGATGTGCGGACGGTATCCGAAGCTTTTGCCAAGCGAGGCTTACGAGCGGTACGCAAAGGCAGCAATGCCATTTTTGAACTCGGTTTACGGAACATCGGGAACAGTCGATTATCCCGTAAACCTCAAATGCGTTTTCTATCTTGATAAGCGACGCAAGAGCGATTTGGCAGGGTACTTGCAAGCTATTCAAGACCTGCTCGTTTACGCAGGAATACTGGCGGACGATAACCGTAATATCGTCGCTTCTGTGGACGGCAGCGCGGTTTTGTACGACAAGGGAAATCCGCGAACGGAAATCACTATTACAAAAAAATCGGACTACGAACAATGGCTGCCGAAAGCCAAAACAGCAAAGGCTTAAATGCGTTCCCCCAAATATTATACGCCATGCCGCCTATTTTTGTCAAGCGGCAGGGTGTGGGGATCTGGTAAAATGTCAAACGCCGACAAGCTGAAATCCATTTATCTTTACGAGCAGGTCATATCCGAAGCTAACGCCGAAATTGACCGTCTGCAAGCCGATATGCGCCGTGTCGGGGACAAAATAAAACAGACCGAAGAGAAGCGGGACGAGGCTGCTTTATTGCTGTCTGCAATCAAGGAGGCTGTACACAGCATTAAAAATCCGCTCCCACGTGAAGTATTGGAACGGTATTATTTGCAGGATCAGACGTGGGAACATATCTCGGAGGAAATGCACTACTCCGCAACGCAGATATACAAGCTCCGTAAACAGGCTCTTGATGAAATTGACCTTGATTTTTTGCCCGATACGGAGCAGAGTGTGTATTACAAAAATAATGGGTAGGTGGGTTTGCGTTGAAAAGCATTGAAATGCGTTGACAAATAGGGGGGCGTTAAGGAAAAATTGTACTTGCAAGAGGAGGTCGCAAATGGCAAGGACGGAAGCAAGCATTAGAAAAGATGAATTGATTATAGCGGCATTGATAAGCAATTCATCATTAAGAGCAGCGTCAGTGGCTTGCGGCGTAAGTGAAACGCAAATCCGCAAGCGGTTAAGAGACGTTGAATTTAAAGAACGATATAGTCAAGAACGGCGGGAACTGCTGCGGCAAAATACCACAGCTTTGCAGGGCCATGTTTCTAAAGCAATCTCGGTTATCGCAGCTGTGATGAACAGTAAGACAGCCAATGAGCAGACAAAATTAAACGCTGCGGAAGCCATAATCCGCAACAGCTTAAAGCTGACCGAACAAACGGAAATTCTCGAAAGACTTGATAAACTGGAGAAAAGTTTAAAATGAATGTTAAAGCGCGGCTGCAAGCTATTGAAGAAAAGGCGGAGGCAAGAGGAACGGCAGTCCAACAGCTTAATGACGTTAATTTATCCGCACACATAGCCCCCGTATATATGTCTGTTCATGAGGATATACAGAAGCATACGCACTCATATATCAATCTTCCGGGTGGACGCGGAAGCTGTAAGAGCAGTTTTGTAAGCCTTGAAATCGTCGACGGCATAATGAAAGATTTTACAGGCGAAAGTAGCGCCATTATATTCCGTCGGTATGCCAACACTATGCGTGAAAGCGTTTATGCTCAAATATCATGGGCTATTGAGCAATTGGGAGTATCACAATATTGGCGCGGAAACGTGTCCCCTATGCAGTTTACTTTTTTGCCGACAGGGGCGCAAATAATATTCAGAGGGCTTGACGACAGCAGCAAGCTAAAGAGTATCAAGCCACGCAAGGGCATTTTCCGTTACATATGGTTTGAAGAATTTTCGGAGTTACCGGGAGAGAATTTCACCCGCTCGGTTATGCAGTCGGTACAGCGAGGAGGAGAGAATTTTATTGTGTTCCGCTCGTTTAACCCGCCTATTTCCGCAAGCAACTGGGCTAATATCTATATACAGCGTCCCGATCCGCGAGGGATCACGCTGCATACTTCATATCTTGATGTTCCGTCCGAATGGCTTGGCGAGGGTTTTATTTACGAAGCCGAACGCCTCAAGGAAATTAACGAAGCCGCCTATAGGCATGAATATCTGGGCGAGGCAACGGGAACGGGCGGCGAAGTGTTCCCGAATATTACGGTCAGAGAGATTACCGACGAGGAAATCAGCCAAATGCAGTATATATACGCTGGCATTGACTTTGGTTTCAGCATAGATCCCGCTGTATTTGTCCGCGTGGCGTATGACAGAAAGCACGATACCGTGTATTTGCTTGATGAGATTTATAAAAAGCACATGAGTAACAAGCAGCTTGCGGAGGAAATCAAAGCAAAAGGATATGACAAAACGGGGCAAATAAAAAATTTGGGGATTTACGGTGGATATGAGCCTTACTGTGAATCGCAGACGATTATATGTGACAGTGCAGAGCCTAAAAGTGTAAGCGATTTGCAAAGCGAAGGGCTGAAAGCTATTGCCTGCCGTAAATATCAGGGCAGCGTGATTTATGGCATTAAATGGCTGCAAAATCGGCGTATAGTTATAGATCCCGCACGAACTCCGAACGCACATAGGGAATTTATCTCGTACGAGTATGAAACGACGCGGGACGGGGAATTTTTAGCCGATGTTCCCGACAGGGACAATCACACCATTGACGCGGTGCGCTATGCGCTTGATTGGCTTATTAACAGGCGCGGCGTTTCAGCTTGACCTGAAAGGAGGTGAGACTATATGGCGTATTTGCGTATTCACTGCGAGACGTGCGGCGGCGTATGGGAGGTATACCACCGTGACAATTGGAAAGACGATAATGCGCGGCAATGCCCTCATTGCTTTGCGGAAATTGACAGCCAGACATGGGAAAAACAGATACTTCCCGCTTTCGGCGCGGTACATGACGCTAATGCAGAGCTTTTCAAAGATCACACGGGATATCATACCCCGTTGTTTTCCTTTGACGTTGTTGCAAACCCCAATTGCAGGAATGAAAACGATGATTGACCGTAAATCAAAAAGGGAGCGGGTATACACTGCTCCCTTTTTGTATATCGCTCATAACGCACAGAAACGCTGTTCTAACGCATTTTTATTTCAAACATCAAACTTACTGCAAAGCGGTTAAGCACTCTTAAAAAGGCGTTAGCGTTCGGCTGAGAATAGTATTTATATGCCGTTTTCAAAAAGTTATATATTTTTCTATGCTTGCTGTCCGTTACCCGCTCACATAAAAATAATGATAGCAAGCGTAGAAAAGCAGCCCCACTTTTCGGAAAAAGCAATCCGCTCCCGTATTGGCATGTATGCCATAATTGGGAGCGGATTAATTTAATCGGCAATACTTTCAATAATTTGCTCCGCAAGCTGTTTGACGGCTTTCATGCAACCAATAACATCTACGGGTGTTCCCTGTGTATGTTCGCATACGCTTGCAATATTGTAGATATTACGGGCGGTCTGGTTAATTTCCTGCGGGTTCTGCAGCTCTGTTACTGATATTTCAAGGGATTTCAACTTGTCAATGCCGCAGGCTTTGTCATTCTTCCTGCGAGTAAAGGTTATTTTCATATATACACTCCTTATGGTATGGCTTTTGTTGACAAAATTTTTACAATAGCCAAATATTTTAACGTATCAGTAGATTATTTATTAGGCTATACGCCAAGTAATCAGCCAAACGAAAAAACAGAAAAATTATTAGCTTTCGCTTCAAAGCATACTGATGAACAAATAGATGATTTTATTGAGACTTATTCGCGCACTCTTGAACAGTTAAAATGATTTCTTCAAGCATTTTATTTTGAAGAGGTTCAGAAAGATTTTCAAATATGTCAAGCAATTTATAAATTTTTTCGTCCTTTTTCGCGTTAATACTGCATAATTCATCGTTTGCAATGTCACGAATAACCTCGCAGCCGTTTTTATTGTTCTCATTCATTTGTCTGTACCTCCTGCTTTGGCTCTTTTGAATAAATAAAATTGCGTACAGTTTGCTTATCTTCTTCTGATAATTGAGAAAATAGGTTTATTAATTCTTCATTGGTTATTTTGTCATTTTCCGTTTCTTCAAACATATTACCGTTTCTTTCCGCAAAATTTGATATTTTCTGCAATTCTTCGCATATCTCCTTAAGGGCGTTGCCGCTGTTCCAAAGAGTATGGGATATATGCCGAATACCGTCCTGAATAGTACAAAGCTCCATTGCATTGTTTTCGTCATCAGCCGCAAGGCTGAACGCCCATATTATGTCAGCCGCAGCCTTAACATGGTGGGTTTCCTCGCAGCACCTGCATATAACATCGTACAAATTATTTTTTGCCATTTTATATCATATCCTTTCTTGACATTTTTGAGCGGGTCAGCTATAATATTATTGACCTGCTCACAATAGCGTGGTTACTGCTCTTACACATCAACTTTGGTCGGTGGATTGTGTAAGGGCTTTTTCTTATGCGAAATTCAGCGTTACCCGCGCCCCGTAATTCATAAACGGGTGATAACCGCCTGTTACCGTTCCGCAGGACTTTACGCCGATACCTGCTTTCATAAGGGGTGAAATGCTGCTTGCAAGCTCTTTCGGAAGATAGCCGATAAGGTACGCGCCTTTTTCCCTGACCTGTGCGATCACTCCGACGGCATTCGGGTCGCTTCTGTTGCGGGTGTCGGTGGCTACTTTGAAAGCAACGTCGGCAGCGTTGTACCTTGTGAGCCGTTCCAAAGCTTCCTGCCGTTTGCCGAACTTGACGCCCTTGACCTTTGCGGTGATGTCTGGAACCTTTGCGAGCCTCCAAGCAAACTTAAACGCCTCCGAGCGGGTGTAACCCTGCTTTACGAGCTTGTTTGCGTTTCTGCATATCATTGCGAGCTTTTTCATTGTGGTTTACCTCCTGTTTGGTTTCGGGGTCTTTCCTGACCCTGTGATTATATTATAGCATACAAGAGTAAGTATGTCAATGTACAGATTACACAAAGTTATGTAAGTATGCTTGTTTAAATTGCATACTTGTGTAATGTAAAAATATGTGATATAATAGTAATTGAAAGGCGGTGATCTTATGGGCGGTAAAACCTCAAATGAAAGCAAGAGAAAATATAACGAAAAAGCATACGACCGCATACAATTAGTAGTCAAAAAAGGCAAAAAAGGCGAGATAAAAGCTTTTGCAGAAAGTAGAGGGTACACAGTCAACGGCTTTGTGAATGAGGCTATCGATGAAAAAATGCAGCGTGACAAACCCGCTCTCAAAGGAGCAGAACAGGAGGAAACGGGGTCGAGTAATGAGTAACATAAATAATAATACACCCCTTGACGCGATTTTTCAGGAATTAAAAGCGGCTATATCAGAGTTACCCGCAAAGAAACAGGGTATTATTGCCGATTGGCTTTTAACATGGACTAAGTATTTGCGCTATGAACGTACTTTTATACCAGATATGCTAAGGCGATATAAGCGCGGGGATATTGTTCATCTGAATTTGGGGTTTAATGTCGGCAATGAGCAGGGCGGGGCGCATTATGCCGTTGTGGTTGATGTCAATAATAACCGTAAGTCCGGGTGCGTAGTTGTCGTTCCTATATCCTCTCTTGAGGCGGGCAAGGGGCGGGAGAACGTTCACGGCTCGGAAGTATACATAGGCAAAATTATACCAAATTCGGATATTGAGAGTTACGCCCAGCCTCTCCAGATACGTTGTATTTCAAAGCTGCGAATTATAAAGCCCAAAACCGATAAAGACAATGTTTATCGGCTTTCTCCGGAATTGATGAATGAATTAGACAAAAAAATAATTGAACTTTTTACAAAAAGGTCTTGACATTTCTAAAAAAACGTGGTATCATAGCATTGTAAGCTATTCAGCTTGCCTAACGCTTTACGCGGAAAATAAAAAAATTTAACGCTTTACGCGGGAAAAAATGGGAGTGGTTCACGCTCCCATATTTTTTGTAATTTTACCCCTTGCGGGTCTGAAAAAAATATATTTTACCCTTTACGGGCCAAAAGAACGGGGGTGGGTCACCTGCTCCCGTTCCTCTTTATAAAAACACAATGCTCTCTAAAATAGACTACAAAGCCGTTTTTATGGAGTATATCTTTTGCAAGGAAAGTTTTATCAAAAAGCCGCATTCGTTCGTTATAGTGCGTGTCAGCCGCCTTACAGCGCATATATACCCCCATTTCTGAAAAAGTATGTACTTTTTCTGCGCTTGCTATCTTCCGGAAGCTTTATTTTTGCAACCGGGTGCAAGCTGTATTTTCAACCTGTTGCACCTGCTCCAATGCTCCGAACGGGGGACGGTATCGACTATCGAAAGTCAACCAAAATAGTATATTTTCGGGGCTGCATGAAGCAAGTACCCATACGCTCCGAAATTGACAACAAATTGACAACAGCTGTTGTCAAAAGTTACATTTGGAAGCGTAAATTTACAAAAGCTTACAGCAATGCAACGTCTGAAAACGGCTATAATGCGAGGATTTACGGCTACTTACAAAAAGCTGCTGAATTTATAATAAGAGACTCCGACTCTGAAGGCCGCTGGTTCGAATCCAGTCAGGCGCACCACGTAGTTAAGCCGTTTGAAGCGATTCAGGCGGCTTATTTTTATTCTTAAAATTATGGCTTTGTGCGCTGTTTGTGCGCCATTGAAAAAATATTACCCTGTTATCCCTGCTTCTTTCGGAGTATTACATCTGCAATACATTCCGCCGATCTCTTGCCAGCTTCTTTGATGATATGGGAATACAGATCGCTGGTCGTGCTCGCCTTTGAATGTCCTAACCTGCTCGAAATGCTTATACTGTCAACGCCGTTAAAATATAAAATACTTGCCATGGTGTGACGGAAAGCATGAGGGTTGATATGCGGCAAACCGTTCCTTTGGGAGAAGCTGCTGCACCACTTCGTTATACTGTCGGGGCGCATGGGATAGCCTATCTTGTTTCCTTGCTCCTGAAAAAAGAGATATTCAGCACGTGTGGTTTGGGGATTGCCGTTCTTATCGGATATTGTCACAAAATTATTCCAAGCAGAACCGCACACTTTTCGATAATTGATCCAGTAGGCTCGATATTCCCGCAAAAGCCCCATTGTTTCAGCAGGAAGCGTTATATAACGGTCCGATTGTTCCGTCTTTGGGGTATCCTCATAAATGCCTATGTCGGTACGGTTCAGCAGGGTAACGTTTATGTGTATTCGGTTATTGTCCCAATCAACAGCAGACCACTTAAGCCCTGCGATCTCACCGCGCCGCGCGCCTGTTATCAAGAGCAGGTGTACAATGGTTTTCCACTTTATAGGCTCTTTTTCAAGAGCTTCTCGTATATTGTCAATGTCCGCAGGCTGAAAATAGTTCGGCTGCGGCTTTTCTTTTTTCGGCGGTGTAGCCTTTGCAGCTGGGTTAAACGGGATTAACATTTCCTTTTCGGCTTGTGAGAGTATAGCGGAAATACAACGGTGATACCCCGAAATTGTAGATTGAGATAAAGCCGTGTTATCTTCCAAAATGTCGAAAACCGATTTTAGTTTGCAGTTCAGCTCTTTTGCAATTTTCTCGGAGGTGGAATACGAAATAGAATTACCCTCGCAGCAGCTTGCCAAAGTCCGAACCGACACGCCCGACGCCTTTGCAAAATCGACCTTTGTGCGCCCGGAAGATTTTAAAACTGCCGATAGATTTATTTTGCATACAGCTTTTTTGCCGTTCTCCCTTAGACCTTTCACGGAAAGCTGTTCATAAAGGGCGTTAAGGTGTTGGGGACGGATTTCACATAGCTTCAGGTGTCCTATACCTGCGTTGATCCTTTCCAATTGTGCCTTATACCAGCATATAACCGAGTGCTTGACCCCCGCGCGCTCTTTAAGAGATACAACATAGGCGGCATATTCCGCAAAAGTCTGACGGTTATCGAGGCTGTAACCTTGTCTGCATTGTTCCTCAAACTGTACCGCCTGACGGTTCAGCTCCTTTTCAATCTGCCTTGCTGTCATATTTGGAGCGGGTTTATAGCTCATTGTATAAGGCTTAAGGCGTTTACCCGCCCCGTCATAGCCGTGATATACCCGTATTGTGTAGGAGGTTATAACGCCGTCTTTATTCTTCCGGGGGGTTATGTTTGCCAACTTAATCACACCATTCATTTTTTATTTATTGGATTCTTCATAAATCATTTTCCGTTCTTCGCCATACTCAGATATGATATCTTTTTCCTTGCAATATGAAATAGCATGATCTCCTAAATATTCTTTTATCAATTTCATAAATCTAAAATCAGTATATTCGTTTTGGTCATCAAGAAAACGATTTTTTCCGCAGCTATCTATTGTCGCCTCAATATTAATTTTTTGAATTGCATAATCAAAGGCACGCGAAAACAAATGAGACATTGCATTACATTCAAGCAGATAACTCAAAAAATCACTTTTATATTTTGAAGTTATATCATCAGGAATAAAAAGGTCTTCTTTTTGAAGATTAGAATAGCTCAATTCTGCTTTATTCATAGTTATTATTTTGTCAATAGCTTTTTCAGATAACCCTGTATACTTAACCGCTGCTTGAACATTTGCGTTGTAGCTTTTAATATCTGATAATCCTGATAAGAAATCACAAGAAACGCCGAAAAAATCAGAAATTTTTACAAGTAAATCAAGGTTTATAGTCCGTTCAGCTTTTTCATAAAGGCTTAAACTTTGAGCAGTAATTCCTAATTTATCCGCCAGCTCCTTTTGAGATAATTTATTTTCAATTCGCAATGCTTTTAGCCTATTAGCAAATACTTCCGTATTAGTCATATGTTGAATACCTCCCAAAAATATAAAAAATAAAATACATTTTTGTTGAATAGGTATATTTTCGCTCAACAAACGCTTGGCAAGTACAGCTGTTGAGTGTATAATAATAATATCAACAATCATCATATCTATACTAACATATTGATGATAATTTGTCAAGTAATATTTTTAGGAGGTTTTTCTATGACAAGAGTAAAGGCAAATTTAGACCTTCGGGAACAGGCTAAAAATGCGGGTGTGTACCTTTGGCAGATAGCGGCTGCAATAGGCGTGTCAGAACCGACATTTAACCGCTGTATGTGGGTTGAAATGCCCGAAAATGAAAAAGAGCAAAGAAAACGCTGTCTGCTGCGAACTTTGGAGAGCAAACAGCAGACGGCGCACTATACAGGCGAATTGCTTCACCCGCTCAGATTATAGCATATTTTTTGAGCGGGTGCAAGCCTCTACGCTTTATTTGGAGATAAAATTTTATGAGTGATTACATAAACCCCACGGACGGCTTGATTTACTGCGGAAAATGTCATACTCCCAAGCAATGTAGGATAACGGCTTTCGGCAAGGAAACCGTTCAATACTGCATTTGCAGGTGTGAGCAGAAACGCCTTGCGGAGGAAAAAGCAAGGCGCGAGGAGCGGAAAAGGCAGCCGAATAATGCAGCCATACGGCGGCACACAAAAATAAAGAACGTTGATTTATCCCTGAAAATGGATAACGGAGAACAAGGGCAAATCAAGGGAACGATTTCATTAAAAGACAGGTAATGTTGAGGTGTTTTAATTGTCTGTGACGCGAGTCGAAAAAAATAGTGATTTTACTGTAATAAGCAACGATCTTTTCAAGGAAAGAAACATGAGCCTCAAAGCCAAGGGACTGTTAGCTCTTATGCTGTCCCTGCCTGATAACTGGGATTATTCTATAAACGGACTTGTCGGACTTTCAACAGACGGAAAAGACAGCGTTATGAAAGCTTTGTCAGAGCTTGAGCGTTTCGGGTATTTAAAGCGGCAGAGAAAAACGGACGAAAAGGGGCATTTTGCAGGCTATAATTACGATGTGTACGAACAGCCGCAGAGCAATGTCCCGTGTGCGGAAAAACCGTGTTCGGAAAATCTGCTACAATTAACTACTAAATATATAAACGACGAAAAAATAAATATATCGTCCAAATCGGACGACGTGAAAGACGACCATATCTCTTTGACGGAGGATAAGTATTCCGAAAGTACCGAAAACGAAGCCCGTGTTATAACGCTTTCGGTAAAAGAAGCCGCGGAGGAGGTATACAAGCCCTACCCCCGAAAAGAGGGAAAAGCAAAAGGCTTTGAGGAAATACTGGCTTATCTAAAAAAGGGCAGGAACCTTGCGGGTCTGGGAACGGTCAGATTTAACCACGAACAGTTATACTGCGCCGTTAGGGACTACGCTATGGACTGTTCCGAAAAAACACGGAAAAACAGTATATACAGCTTTTCAGCACTTTTATGAACAAGACTGTTTCCGATTACGTTGAGAAGTCCGCGGGCGGCTATGAAAAATACATGGAAAGGAAATCCTTTTCGAGACCCCACCAAATTTTGTGTAAAAAAGAATAAAGCACTTCCGATCGGACAAGACTGAAAGCAAGAGAAAATCTGAAAGGAAGTGTTTTTATTATGGAAAAAACATCAAAGGAAATACTGA